ACCCACGAATGCCAGCCGATCCATGGAACCTTTCGGATCAGTGGTAGTTTCGAACATCGGATCCAGCATTGTTTCCAGCTGAGTGAACGTGGTAGTTGCGCCCGCCGTGGAAACATTCGCATTGGCATCCACCGTGATCCGGTTGATAACACCGTCCATGGTATGGAAAGGCTGTCCGTTGCGAGTTCCCAGAAACTTCTGACCCCACAGGATGGATTTCTCAATATCCACCGCATGGAACAGAGCTGCATCATTCTTGTTCTCAGCAGCATTGCCGTCACCTGCGATTGTCAAACTGGCGCGAACTGTGTCGGAGATTCCCCACGAGTTGCGGAAGATCTGCGTGTAGTTCGTGTTTTGCACTGGGATGATGTATTGCGGCGCCGGACGGATGCTGGCTTCTTCAAACGCGTTACCAGACATTGTCCAGGTTTGCGAAGCTGCAACTATCGCAGCTGCCACAGTTCCCACAGCGCGAGTTACCGTGACACTGGTAGTACTCACCACCGTGTTGATGATGATGATTTCCGCCGTCAGATCATTACGGAACATCATCCCTGGCATCAGGTTGCTGTTGGCAGTGATCGTGAACGTGGTAGCCACCGCAGTTTCGCCAGCGCCACTGGAAACGATTGCCGGAAACAGCATGGTTTTGGAGAAGTAACCGTGCGTGAACTGAGCAGCGGTCTTATCCTTCAACATGCTGGTAATTCCGAACAACGGGCACTGACCGTTCGGCGCCAGCCGTGTGATCATTGCTGCGAAGGACTTCTTGACAAGATCCGGCGCACCGGTAAACAGGTTGACTGTATTGCCAATTCCGACCATGATGGTCTCCTTTGTGAGTTAGTTCCAGGTTTGCTGCGAGTTCGGAGGTACTTCTTTTTCGAAATCCTCAAAGTCTGTGACGGCGAATCCAGAACTGCTGGGCCGACGCTGACTTTGCTTGTTACCACTACTTTGGGAGGAACCAGACTCACTCTGGCTGGCAATTAACAGTTTAGCAGACTCGAGCAAATACGCATCGGCTGCTGCAGCAACTTCGCTGGGTGTTGCATCAGGATAACGTTCCTGAAAACGTACTCTTGCAGACTCCACTAACGGTGCTACCGCAGGATGTTCAAATCCACGATTCCTGCCTTGCAACAGTTGTCGAGATTCCAAGTTACCAACTACTTTCGGAATCCTGGCGTTTACAGACTTGTCGTAGTTTCCAAGGATACGCTCTTGGCTACTGTAGTTTGCATTAAAACTGGTTTTGAAAGCTTCCTGCGCAACTCCGTTCAGAATGTTCATGAACGATTCAACATCACCGTTCAGAGCTTTTGTGACCATGGCAGGGTCGATGGAAGAAGTAAAGTTCATGTTCCTTACTGCTTCCGAAATCTTGTTGTTATCCAGCTTGGGATGGGCATACTGGCTGGGGTCAGCTTCCCTCTTTTGCCCAGCTGCCGGCTCATCATCTTTCCAGAGATTGTTGAAACTATCGATGCTGAGAGCTTGCTTATCCGAATTCTTCGGAATCCCCTTGTCTACAGCAGCAGGTTGACCTGTTTGCCCCGGCGCGGCACCCGGTACAATTGCATTGGCAGGATTGTTCTGTCCGCCCGGTCCTTGGGAAGGAGGAATGTAACCCTGTCCTTGCTGATTGCCCTGATTCCCAGGTCCCTGAGGTTGCTGCATACCAGGTTGATTTGTATTTCCTGCGTTTGAACGAAACATGTCCATAATTCCCATTTCAGCGGCTCCTTAAGTAAGTTAATTCAAATGCAATTTGGGGATAGGTATCCCACCAAAAAGCAATCCCAACAAAACAACAACTGCGAGGAGTCCCAGTAACACACGGGCCACCGTTCCAAAAGGTTCTTTCAATGGCATCTGAGATAGCAGCCAATACAAAAGCCACCAGGCCAGACCGAGGATAACAACTGTAACAATCAATCCGATTAGATTCATGACAATCTCCTTAAGTGATATCAGCCATCCGTTGTCTCAGCGGCAGACTTCGGAACCAAGTCAATCAGCTCGGTAAGCAGATCAATCTTACCATCCAGCTGAGACTTTGCGTAAAAATATTCCTCAGGATTCTGCAAATTCGGCATCAAAAGATCTCGTTGGAGAACCAGCTCATAACGGAGATTTTGAAAGTAAACCTTGTTGAGAACCGTGAAAGTTTGCGCAACCGCTTCTTCCCCAGTCTGATCGAATTCGAAACTAATGTAAAGTCCCAGTTTAGCCTGCAACTTGCGCTCCCGGTTGTGGTGCCGCACCAGGTTGTGGTGCACCTATTTGTTCTCTGGCAATACCAGGAGTTAGTCCTGCATTCGCCATGTTAGTAAGTTGCGCGGCGGCCTGCTGTGGGGCCAACTCGAACGGTTTCAAATCCACGTTCTGAGTTTTCATCATGTAGCTGAACGCAGCGCCAAGATCATACTTACTCTGAAGCAGTGGACTCGCTGCAATGGTTTGAAGTCCAACTTGCAGAACTTCCGCATTCACCAGCTTATTCTCAGGCAAAACACCGTCAGTGATCTTGTAAACAAAGATCGCTTTCCGCATTTGCATGACATCAACCTTGTACATCTTATCTTCTTCGTAGTTATACATATCTCCCGACGGTTGATACTGAAGAATGTTACACTTCAGGATAAACTTAATCGGTTGCATCACCTGTTCTTCAATCTTCAGTGCTACCTTCCTCTGTCTGCCACTCGACTTCCCCTGAACATCTTCCCACTCCGCTTGAGTCTTATTCCCCTTAACAAACTGACCTTGCTGGGCTGGATTCTGCCCAGAGATCATATCTGCGAAGCCATAAATTCCCTGAGCAACTTGCAGGAAAGTGGCTGTTTGATGATCTTCGTAGGGGATTTTGTAAACTGCATCGCTGAGTTTAGAATTGAAAGCGGTCGGGCGGACTGGAATCCTGGCACTGGGACTGGTTGACCGGATGTTTGCTTCGGTAATTCTGCTGGGATCATAAAGCAACCTGTCGCTAAGAGCTCGACGTTGGGAGTCAAAAGCTGCATTCAGAAGCGCACTGGCTATATCTTGAAGTGGCAACTGCTTCTGAACGAAACTGCGATTGGCATATAGGAGTCCATCAAGGACCGGTTGACCAACAATGAGTGGAATGTAATTGTGATTGTTATTCTGGCGCTCACACTCAATCATCACCTGATCGTTAATTGTAACAATCTTCCAAATCTGCACCCGATTCCGCATTGGGACTTTCATATCGTAATCTTGCGGAATAATCCTCATGTATCTTGTTACCATGTAATACGCGTTCTTGAACTGTTTCTTCTTCCCTTCAGGACCCACTTCCCAAGTAGAAAAGTCATCCACAAACCGATTACCGCCGCTTCCAGCTGTCTGTATTTGTGTGCCATAATTGTCCATTGAATCCCACATGAAATCGGGAACATAAAACAACTTGACTGGAGGTTGACCAAGGAACTTAGGATCGAATACCTTGTTGATATTCATCTTCAAATTACGATCTTCGATGTATTTCTTCAGACCCACCCGGCTGTAAATGGAGGTGTAGCCTGCGAATTCTGCTTCCTGAGGAATCTTCACCAGAGGAACACGGTGGTCCCAGAAGAAATTGTACGGTGAGATGTTCCTGATTCGATTCCCTGCCCAGATAACTGTACTGGTTTCTTCCACCTTCCCGCCAGATCGTACAGTAACTTCAGGAACATAGGTAGTCTCTTTACACCAGTTAACCTCAACCACACCGAAGTACTTCAAGCAATTCAACAGGAAATCAATCAATTCCCCTGTCCAACCACCATAGACTGATTGGGCACTAAGAATCGCCTGGTATGCCTTGGCTTGGTCAATGAATTCCGGACTGGCAGTCACCCCGAAGATAGGTTGCCCTGTTAGGAACACACTCACCAAGTACGCAAGCATGGTATCTGTTTGACCCTCCGCGAGAGGAACTACAATATCTTGCAGCTTCTTCTTATTCCCTTGCCGATTCGCATTCGCGGCTTCAATCTTATCGTAAGTGAAAATGTTATCCCGATAATACTCCTTGTCAATCGCTTCCAACGCTTCTCGGTGGTTAAAACCATCCCAGGTTCCTTGCTGACCTGTAGATCCTGAGGAGTACAGAAGTTGCTTCCTTGCAGCATCCATCAAGGAATTCTGCACTTCTTCCGATACCATTATCAGTTCAGAGCCGGCCATGGTTTTAACCTTTCTTCTGGGTAGCCAGGATTACCGATTACTTCTTCGAATCCTTGACATCCTTGGAATCCTTCTTGTCATCTTCCTTCCTGCCACCAGCTTCCTTGCTTTCCTTGCCTTCCTTGGTAGCTGTCGGATCCGCTGCCACCACAACCGCTGTGGAAGTAACTTCTTCCCGGCCAGTCGGCGTGATCAGGTTCAGTTTGTTGGTTTCGTTGTTGTAAACTGTACTTCCTGGTGGCAACGGAACAGCACCTTCCGTGAGTTCCTGATTGTTCATCTGATTCTCCGTAGCGGCCAATGCAAGAAAGGCTGGCAGAGTCATCAGTTGATCAGTTCCGTCAACATTCACTTTGATCATGTTCATCTTTGTTTCTCCTTACAAGGTTATGGGACTGGCGCACTACACTGAACAAGAATCTTCGATTGTATGATGGTTTGTTGAAAACATCTCCAACTGTTCCATCACATCTGTGGTAATAACCCCGGCGTATCTGCTTAATACATTATCCAGCAGACCTCCGAGGTCAAGAATATCATCCTTGTTATCTCTTTTAGTTGGTTTGAACTGTGTTGCCTGGTGAAGAACCGCCGCGCGAACTTCAGGGTGAAGATAGATATCAGGAGTCACCCCTTCTGGCCCCATCAAGAGCTTCTTCAGGAACGCAACTACCCTACTCACCTTAGCCTTCATCCCAGGAAAGATTTCTGCAAGCTGGAAACCTTCAATCCCACGTTGCTTGCAAATATGCTGGAACCAGAACAAGTAACTTGCTTGATATGCCGTGGATTCAACGAAAATGAATGGGCAACTTCTTCTCCATCCCATATCCATCGCAGCTTCGATACACTGTAGTGGACTCCATTTCCCTACTGTCAAATCCCGGTAAATCCATTTATCTTCCACCTGGCAGAAGTACCCGATTGACGCATCGTCCGACCCAGCTTTCTCACCAGAGAGATCAATGATAATACAGTGGGCGAGAATCAAATCTTCTGTGGAAAACGGAAACTCCGGTACCTTCGAAGTATCAAAGTTACTGGAAATTCCACTTTCTGGATCATTCTGCACTTCCGCGAACCAAACTTCCGGATGTCCCATGTCAATATCATGTTGCAGATCGGCAATTAACGCTTCGGGACTATGCAACTGAGGCCAAATGCTATTTCCATCTGCCAAAAGGGCACCAACAATGAAACTTACCCACTCTTTGGACTTCTTTAGCTTGGCCAGGATACAGTTTGGTCCTGGAAACATGTTTCCTATGAAGATATACACACAACCACGAGGATCTTTCGCCTTAAACAGTGTGCCAATCATCCATTTCAAGAGCTTAGTGGCAACTTCGACGCTATCCTGATCCTCTGCTGTCTGAATATCGTCCATAATAATCAGATCGGGGCGCGCATTTCCCACATTCAGCCCCCGAATACTGCCGTGTGGACCCAGTGCAGCTAGAATCACTTCTCTGCCACCAAAATAAAACCTCTTAAGTCCTTCAGTATCCTTTGTTATACTGCTTTGCCAGTTCCCAAACAGTGCCACAACATTCCTGGACTTCAACATTGTGAACACGTCCGCCAAAATCGCTACTGCTTTATCCCCATTACTTCCAATTATCAGCGGGAACTTGATCCGTGTGAACAAGATACAGTAGGTAATAAAAAGCTTAATCAGGGTGGTCTTAGCATGGCCCCGTGGAAGTCCTAGCGCCAGCTTCGGAAACAACCAAGGCTTGGCAACGAATTCCCTCAGTAATTTCCAAACCTGCTGGTGAATATCCGGAAACATCAATGTGAAAACCTCGGGGATCATTGTTCCGCCGAAGAAATTCAGATCTTCCCGCAGCAACTCCAGAGTCTTATTCCTATCAAACCCAGCGTTAATCAACTGCTCTTCAGAAAACGGAGGGTCCTGATAGGTCGCGCGAGACTCTAGCACGCTGCCCTCCCTGCTACCTTTTTATCTTGTTGTTGTTGGTGATTATTGTTGTTAATTACACCTTGATTGAATGCTTCGCTGCGCTCAGGGGCAGCTTGGTACTTCTCAGCAACCGCTGCTGTCCATTGAACTGCCATAGCTTCAGCAATCCCTGGATAGGTAATACTTCTCAGTATCTTCCTATTCTTAGTTCCCATCATGTGGCAGCGTGGTTCCCTCCCCGCAACTATCTCTGTTGGCACCAGCTTTGGCAACCCTTTCAACCACAGGCAAGTTCCCTTCACTTCCCCATGTCCATATTCCCAAGGTTGAATCTTCTGATCTTCCTTTCTTATCGTCGTCCTGGCAAGTCCGTGCATAACAGGATTCTCTACACAAATCCTCTTGACTGGCGCACGAAGCAGTTCATTAAAGAACTTCTCCGCTAAATTCATTTTCTCCATTCTGACCGGATTCACCGCCCAAGGTCCTCTATCTTTCAAATGCTGAACTCCTGAGTGTGCCAGATAGGTACATGGAGGATGAGCGATCATTAGATCGAAAGTCTGAATCTTCAGTAACTCTCTCACATCGCCTTGGTAATGGTTCTTAGCACCATCAAGTGCTGGTAGCAGGTCACAAGAGATAACATCATGCCCTTGCCTCTCGAAAGCTCGGCGGACAACTCCGCTAAACTCGCAAGCTATCAACACTTTCACTCCCTACCCCTGCCTTCCCTTGCAAACCAGCAAGTTTTGCACAAAAATCTTCCGCTGCTCCCTTGCCTCCTCTTCCGTTTTCACCAACTCCTTGTTGGCCTCCATTGCCTGTCGGAACAAATTGGGCAGTTTCACTGTTCCTGGAGCTGGTAACTTTCCAACATCCTTGTCATCCTTATCCTTGCTTGCAGTCATTTGCTAACTCCCCTCTGGTTGACCGGTTGAAAGTTCAATTCCGAACCTCTTGATCGTTTCTTCCAAGGATTCCGTAGCAACTTTCTCATCCTTATGCTTAAAAATGCTCACAGGAGATTGTAGCTTCCGCAGCACGTCTTGCACCTTCCGAACTTTCTCCGGATCCATTTCCGTTCCTTTCAGCGTTTTCATACACCTGCCCTCCTTTCGGAAGTGATTGAGAAAGACCCATGATCTTATCTCGAAGGTTAGCATGTTCCAGTCTTTGCATCACATTCTTACTGGACATGCTGATCAACTCTTGATCACCTACCTTGATCACTTCGTTGTCCTGATTTGCCTGAAACTGCCGAACAATCACAGTTGGCATAATCAACTGCACAACATTACTTGGTGGTGTGATGGCTTCCTGATGTCCCGCGCCACGTCTCACAGCTCTGTTGACCGTGTTAATAGCTTGCAGGATAACTCCCATTTTCATGAAGTGCACACCTTGACTCAACTTCTCTTCCAGTCCATCTAACAGCTTCTTCTCCAACGAATCATACTTGTCATCGGTCTCCGATTGATCCTTCAGAATCTTAATCCGGTGAGCTGCAATATCCGCAGCAATTTCCGGCTCAGCAAATATTGCACTAACATATGCCTGTTCACAACCAACTGCAGCCGCAACTTGTCCCACGGTGCAATTAGCTTTCAACAGGCTAATGATCTGATCCTTCTTACTTCCCGGAATCATCGAAGCATCAACAGCTGGCCGGGCAGCATATTGCAAATTGCTAGTGCTCATGTTTGTTCCTCATCTTCCTTCAGCGCTTCAGATGCAAATTGCGTACCTACATCTGGCTCTAATTCCACTCCTATTGCCTGGGAAATCTTCTCCACTTGTCTAAAAATCGGCGCAGGTGGTTTCCGGAAAGGCACAGGATCGCCTCTTTTCTGATGTTGATACAGATCTGGATAGATTCTCCTATGCACCCTATCCGCCTCTTGCAAATCTTGGAAAATTCGCCAATTGTGTTTCCTGGACTCCTGCTCGTTAGGAACGTGCGGAGAATTCATCCAGTCTGGTCTCTTTTTTAGAAAATCCTCATCATCCTGCAGAACTCTGGCAGCATCCACAATGAACTTGTTAAACTCTTCCCGAGAAATCTCCTTCCCCTTGTCATACACCTTCCCACCGTGGTATGTGAACCTTTCTTGTCCAGTTACCTTGCCCATGGCAGCCTCCTACCGTTCTTTCTTGATACCAATCATTTCCTGCTCCCTTTGGGCGGCGCGGCCTGAACTGGTTCCGTGTTCCCTGGAGGAATCATCTTCCCAGCAACAACATCTCCACCAGACTCAACATCCACCGTAACCTTCTCCTGAGTTTGTGTCTTGCTCTGGGATTGACTTTTCGGAAACAGTATTACAGTGGAGTCCTTGGCAATACATCCCACTATGGCTATCGCCGTCATTAACAACAGTATGGTAGCTGCTAAAGTGGAAACTACCCTACAATCTGCGGGATTGCGCATATCACCAGTTTACCTTATAATCTTCCTTCCAGTCAACTACATCTATTAGGGTACTTCCCTACCTGCTATCGCTTTCCCCACTGTTCCGCGACCATGTTTGTTGCTATCATTCTCCTTGGCTCTCGCCATCTCCTTATTTCCATTCCTCTTATTTCCATTCCTGTAATTTTCTATAAAATTTATAAGAAA